TGTTTGGCCTGGTCTTGCTGCGTGGCCTGTTTCTGCTGGCCGGCGTTTTGCGCTTGCGGGCTGGTCGGATCGATGAAGTAGGATTCGGCGTCGTTGATCAGGTTCAACCGCAGCCAGTCGCACGTCATCTTGTACAATCCCGCCTTGCTGCACATTTCGCCCTCAAGAGCTTGCAAGCCCGTCTGGTAGAGTTGGATCCCCTGCAACAGCGTCGTCGCCTGCAGCATCCTTTCGCCAAAGGACGGCGCCACCGTCACCTTGCAATGCGTCCTGGCTTGCCATTGCGTCGGGTCGGCCGTTACCCACTGTTCCCCGACTTTGAGCTGAATCGGCCCGCCGTCGCCGTCGCGCAGCTCTGCGTGAGCCAGGAGAAACAACCGGCGCACCATCGATTCCGCCAGGTTGCGCGCCATGTAGGAAATCAACAGCTCGGCGGCCGAAAACACGCGCTCAGTCCCGTGCGCCGTGTCGCCAGGGATAGCGAGCTGCGCGCCGATCATGTCCAGGCCGGCGCCGCCCCGCTCTAGCCTCGCCTTGTCAAATTCCTCCAGCGCCATCTTGATCGACGGACCAACGTCGATCACAGGTATAGGCACAATGGATGTCGGCGATTTCATCCGCACCGCCCCGCCCGCCTTCGGCGTCAGCAAGTCGGCCGCTTCCACCTGTCCAGTCACGGCGCCGTAGCGGCCAAAGGAGCAATTCTGGACATTGTCAATCCACTGTCTCAACAGCTCGGTTTTGCCGTCTTGCACCTGGTAGAGCTTTTCCGACAGCGCCTCGCCTTCATGCCGGTTGGCGATCGGAAACGCCGTGCCGCACGCATAAGGGATCCGGCTTACCGGCTCGGGATCCAGCAGCCAGCCTTCGCTTTCCCTGGTGCGATCGCCGATCCAGCATTTGTAGAGATACGTGCGATCGTCATCCTCATCGAACGTCAGCCGCGCATAGCCCTCGTAAACGCGGACGATTTCGCCCTGCATGACGATCGGATCCACCTGGCCGGTCATGCCGCGCCTGGTGTTGTGGCCCTCCTCGCCTGAATTTTTCTCGGTCGCCGGGAGCGCCTTGACCACGTTCCAAGGCACTCCCATCCGGCTCAATTCATCGCGGGTTTTATAGTGGATTTCCCCGCACAAGGTGCAGTTGTCAAGCTCCTGCTCCTCATAGTCGGGGTCAATAAAAAACCGATCATTGGCAACGGCAATCATCGACAGGCGGTTTGATGATTCCGTGACCTCGACGCGCGCCGTTTTCTTGTCGGGATCATAGCTCACCAGGCGCCGTTCCTTGCCCTGCTCGGATTCGGCAAGAACGGGCAAATCTTCGGCCTCTACATCGTCATGCTTGACGAAGTAACTGAGCTTGTCGATACGCCACCAGCACTTGATATAACCGTTGCGATACATCAGCGCGTTTTGCACGCCGTCCAGGATCTTCCGGAATCCGCCATTGTCTTCGATCAGCACTTTGTTGACGGCGCGGCTTTCGGCTTTGGCCCCTTGCTCATCGTCGGCGTTGTTGGCGTTGAACGTCACGACCTGGTCGGCCGAAAACGAAATGACCATCTGCGCGCACACCGCCGTGATCATCGAATTGACATCGCCGGATTGCACCTGGCTGCGCCCATCCTGCTCGGTCCCGGTCGGCGCGCCCGTGAACTGATCCCAGGCGCGTGAACGCTGCCTGGCCTTGTCGGATTGCGCGGAAATGGCTTGCTCTATGCGTTGCCGCAGCGCGGAAACGATCGTGGCATCATATTGGCGACCTAAAGCAGCCATCGCAATTGACCATCGCGGGAGCGCGCTCTACCCCGTCCAGTCGGGCGCACTAGTAAGCCAGGATCATTCGCCACCGCGTAAATTCTGGCGGCGTCGGCAACGTGCGAGGTCCAATCGTGAAGAGCCCTAGTTTTATACGCGCGGTTGTCATTGTCAAACACAAAACGATAGTTGCATAACGATTCCAGAAACCGTTCGGCGCGGTCCTGGCTGATCCAGACATGCGGCAGAATCGCCCGCACCGCTTCGATGCCGTCTTCCACGCTCCAATTCACGTTAGGTTCGAACTCAAGCCCGAGATTCGACGCGATTTGCGCGCGGCTCTTGCCGGATCCATATTCCGTCACTTGCAGGTCATGCGGCCCGAAATGGCCGGCATAGTTTGCCGCCCATTCCTTGCCTTGCACGTCCTTGATAATGTCGGGCAGCTTGGTCAGCGTGTATTCGTCGCAACAAATCACTCGCAACTCGGATCCGGCGCGTTGCCAGTGGATCACCGCCGTTGCATCGGCCCAGCCAAGATCCCAACTTGTGAACACCGGCAAGGTTTCATCGAAATTGATTGTCGTGTAGCGGCCCTTTGCCTGCAGCTCGTTCATTTCCGCACCATAGACGGCGCCAATCAGTGCGGCATTGAAGCTGCACATCATTTCCTGCATGAACATCGCTTCCGGCACTTGCCGATCGCGCCGCACCGCCTCTATTTCTTCCTCCGTTACCATGCCGGTCTGCGTGCAATCGTACTGGAAGTATGCCCAATCGGGATCATCGGCCGGGATCCTCGACAGGTCGTACAGCATGTTCATGCGGCCCCGCGGCGTCCCCATCATCAGCGCCCGCCCGCGCCGATCGGCCAGGCATGGTCTAAGCACGCTCGACCACAGTCTAGGATCACAATCCGCAAGCTCATCGACTATAGCTTTATCAATATAGACGCCACGGAGTGCATCGATATTGTCTGCACCGTATAGGCTAAACTTGCCGCCGTTCGGTTTAAACACCACTTCCAGGTCAGACTTGTTGATGTCGAACAGGCGCCGGTCGCTGCACGTCGTCGCCAGGTAATCCCACGCAAGTTTACGCGCCTGGTTGCGAAACGGCGCAATGTAGGCAACACGCGGATATGGCAACGGGCAGGATAGGACCGTCTCAAGCCCGTCGAATATCGCCATCACCGTCTTGCCGGCGCGACGATGCATGACGGCACATCTATGCCGTTTCTTCGATTGCATCACTTCAAGCTGGTGAGGCTTCGGCCGGAAATTGATCTTGATGCTGATAGGCGCCACGGCTTACCGCAAGCCAGGCAACGGCGCACCCACCAGGCCCATCAATGCATAGATGATTACGATCACACCAATCACGATGGACAGCATCTTGACCAGCTTGTTCAACGGCTGCGGCACTGGCAAGAAATCACACACCCACCACACCAGGCCGATAACGATCGCCACCACCAGGACATATATCAACGTTCCCAACATTGCCGCCTCCTTACGCCTTGCCGCCCGCCATCATCACGCCGTTGACCGTCACGGCATAGGTGGCGCCGATCGGCACCGTCAGCGCCGCCACATAGTCCGCGGCCGGATCCGGCGCCGGCTGCACCGTTGCCGGCCCCATCCACGCCAGGCATTGTTCGCGCGAACCGTTGAATTGATTGCAGTCAACATCGCCCTGGATCCCCGACACCACGCCCCTGTCGGTGTATTGCCACAGTGACCACACCGGCCAGGTTTCATCCGGCCAGCTCGGTCCCGAATTGTTCCATTGCGAAATCCACAGAGCGCAAGCGCCGAAATCAGGATAATTGGCGTTGCCTATGTGCTCTTTCAGTAGCGCACCGCCATAGACCGCGATTTGCAGCGTCTCGTCATCGGCCAGTATCGCCGTTATCGCCTCATCCAGATCAATCAGCGTACAGGCCGCATCCTCGTAATCGATGCACACCCGCGCGCCATGCTCCGGATCGGCAAAGCTCAAATAGTTCTGCATCTGCGCGCCGGCATCGCCATGCTTCAGGTAATGGTAGGATCCCCACGCCAGGCCGGCTTTCTTCGCCGCACTCTCGCGCCCCTTGTACGTGACATCGGTCCAGGTGCGCCCCTCCGTCGCCTTATGGATCACGCCGACAACGCCAGCGGCTTTCACCCTGACAAAATCTGTCACCGTGTTGTGGTGCGATAGATCGACGATCATGCAGTCAGGCATGGCGGCTGCTCCAAAGGTGTTGTGGCGCCGCACACGCCTGGTTAAGTCAAAATAGGCTGATCAGATAG